ACAAAGCCATCTATAATGCCATCTTGCAGTCCATTCAGATTATTGACGGCAAGGACAAGAACCTCACGCCCCATGCCCTGCCTGAAATCCTGTCCAAGGCACTTGCGGTTTCGTTTGACACCAATGTGGGACACGATTTCCTTGAGGACTACGAGAAGCGGCATGAGTTCTACCACAGGGTGGAGAAGAAGATTCCGTTTGATCTTGAGATGTTCAATGTCATCACAAAGGGCGGAATCTCGCCCAAGACTCTGAACATCATCATGGCAGGCACAGGTGTGGGCAAGTCCCTGTTCATGTGCCATCACGCGGCTGCTTGCCTCATGCAGAACAAGAATGTGCTGTATATCACTCTTGAAATGGCAGAGGAACGGATTGCAGAGCGAATTGATGCAAACATCATGGACATCACGATGGATGAACTGCAAGACCTGCCGCTTGAAATGTATGAGAAGCGGCTGCTTGGTAGCACACGGGGAGTAAGCGGAAAACTCATCGTAAAGGAGTATCCCACTTCGTTTGCGAATGTGAACCACTTCCGTGTCCTGTTGGACGAGTTGCGGCTAAAGAAGCAGTTCACGCCTGACATTATTTTCGTGGACTATATCAATATCTGCTCGTCTGCACGGTTCAAGCACGGCAACAACATCAATTCATACGGATACATCAAGGCTATTGCAGAGGAGTTGCGTGGGTTGGCAATGGAACGGGATGTGCCCATCGTGAGTGCCACACAGGTAAACCGAGCAGGCTTCTCGTCCACCGATGTTGACCTCACGGATACTTCAGAATCGTTTGGCTTGCCCCACACCGCTGACCTGATGATTGCCCTCATCACAACGGACGAGTTGGAAAAGGCAGGGCAGATCATGGTGAAGCAGTTGAAGAATCGCTACAACGGCAAGACTGCAAACAAGAAATTCATCGTGGGCTTGAACTACGCCAAGATGAAGTTCTACGATATTGACAGTGAACTATCCGAAGACCTCATGGACTCCAACATTGAGAAGGGCGAGAACGACGGATACGGAGCAGGGTTCGGTGCAAAGGACTTCAAGGCAAAGTTTGGCGACAAGCGAGACACAAGCGACTGGACGATATAATGTCTGCGTATATTGACAAGAAATACATCAACATGGTATCGGCTCAACTTGAGCGATTCAAGTGGAAGGGTCCGAACCTTGCAAACTGCCGTTGCCCTATCTGCGGAGACTCGCGGAAGAACAAGAGCAAGGCTCGTGGTTTTTTCTTTCCAAAGAAAAACGACTACTTCTTCAAGTGCCACAACTGCGGAGCAGGGCATTCGGTCTACAGATTTCTTGAGATTGTTGCCCCTGCAATGGCTCAGGAGTATGCACTTGAGCGGTGGAGAAACGGTGAGAACGGGAAGAGCAATTATGTGAAGCCCGAAGAACCCAAACTCCTGCCCAATGCAAATATAAGACTTCCTCGGTGCGACACTCTGCCTCCAGATCACGCAGCACGGCTGTATTTGGAAGGCAGAGGAATTAAAGAATTAGACAGGTTTTATTTTTCAAATGGGTTTGGTGACTGGGTTCGTGCCATTGACCCTACATACACCACCATTCCGAATGACGAGCGTATCGTCATCCCGTTCGTGAACAAGGCAGGAGAACTCGTTGCAGCGCAAGGACGCAGCATAAGCGGCTCCAAGAACTCAATCCGATACATCACCGTAAAGTTCAGCAAGGACGGCAGAGCCATTTACGGAGAGGATCGGTTGGATTATTCCAAGAGGGTTTATGTTGTTGAGGGTCCACTTGATTCTGTATTTCTTGATAATAGCGTTGCTCTCGCTGGCTGTGAACTGGCTTCTGCTGTCAAGTTGTTTCGTGATTGCGTTATTGTTTATGATAATGAGCCGCGCAATTCAGAAATCACCAAGAAAATCGAAGAAGCCATACGAGGTGGATATTCCGTATGTGTGTGGGCTGACAGCGTAAGCGAGAAAGACATTAACGACATGGTGCTTGCGGGACGATCCCCGCAGGAAGTTCAGCGTATCATTGACGAGTGTTCGTGCAGCGGATTGACTGCACTGGCACGATTTTCACAATGGAGAGTGCGATGAGTCATTATGAATTGAACCCAATAAATGAATTTTGCAACACCGAAAACGGAAGGTTGCTTCACAACAGAATCACAAACATGGACATCGTTGAACGCACTCAGGCTGCGTCCATGTCTCAGATGTTTTCTTTTTGGAAGGAAATACAGGAAACGCTTATAGCCTCTGCGGAGGAAATAAAGACTCTTCGTGCAAAGATCAGTGAACTAGAGAAGGAAAATCAGCCATGACAAAAAATGTTGTAGTGCTTGATCGTGGATTCGTTGAGTATGTTGACCACCTAGGCAACGATCTCACGGTTGTGAACGCCGCCCGAGTTTCGTTCAACAAGGAGAGCGATTGGGACAGTGAACCCCATTGGAGTGGTTCTCGTCAACACAAACTCTCCGAAAAGGATACCAAACTCATCCGCTACCTTGCAAAACACAAGCACTGGACTCCCTTTGCACATCCACAAATTACCCTGCGGATCAAGGCTCCGATCTTTGTGCGGACTCAACTGTTCAAGCACAAGGTGGGATTCACCGAGAACGAGGTGAGCCGCCGCTATGTGAGCGATCCGCCAAGCGTGTATATGCCACGATGGAGGGGAAAGCCCACCAACGGAGCGAAGCAGGGGTCAGAAGACTTCATGCCCATAGATGAAGACTACAATACGGTGAACCGCCACTACGAAATGACTGTGAAGGAAGCACTGCTCACATACGATGAACTACTGAAGCGGGGCGTGGCTCCCGAACAGGCACGGGCTGTCCTGCCGCAGGGAACCTATACGGAGTGGTGGTGGACGGGTTCCCTTGCAGCGTATGCTCGGGTGTTCTCGCAGCGGAGCGATCCACACGCACAATGGGAATGCCGCGAATATGCAGAGGCAATACACGCAATAATTCAGCCACTTTTCCCCCAATCTTGGGCTGCTTTGACGGGCAAAGAGCCTGTCTGACTCGCCTAAATACTTGCGATGAACAGACCTCGCAAGTCATCCAAGCCCACAGAGCCACGCCGAACTGCTGCCATTTCAACTGGTCAGTTCGTGTCGGGTTCGCTGTTTCGTCTAGTGCGCGAAATCCGTGGTTCCGCGTACTCTGTGGGCGATCAATTCATGCTTCTGGACGAAGCGGACTGCCATGATCCTAATATATTAAAATTGGGTGGAGTGGGTGAAACATTTTTCACCGATCCCCGTGGTCTACCTCTGAAGATAGAGGCAGGCGATAAACAGATTGATTCCATATTTGAATATGTTCCCGCACCAGATATATCAGAATCAACTTCTAGTGAGTTGTTAGAGGAAACTGCAAGTTCAAATTTGCGTTCGGTAAAGGGAGAGAAGGGAGATGCGGGAGAGCGCGGTCCTAGAGGAGAACCGGGACTACCTGGAAAAAAGGGGCTAAAGGGGGATCGTGGAGAACGCGGTGAACGCGGTGAACGCGGTGATCGTGGTCCTAGAGGATTTCCAGGAATTGCAGGACCAGCCGGTCCCGTTGGAAAAACAGGAAATCGTGGGGCAAAAGGATCTAAAGGTCCAAAAGGAGATCGTGGAGAACAAGGACCAGTAGGAGAAACTGGAATTGTCACAGCACAATTTCCTCTAGTATACGATCCTGAAGAAAAGTCTATAAAAATTGATGAAGAGAGACTTGATAAGGTACTGAAAAAAATATTGAGCGGTAAAACCGTTTCTTCGGTGGACATGAGGTGGCTTGCCTCAACAGGCGGTGGTGGAAAAGTTTCAGTTCTTTGGAATGGGAATGCTATCACACCAGATGTGAGATCCCTGAACTTCAAGGGGTCTGCTATAGAATCTGTTACAAAGCGTGGCGGAGTAATTACGATAAATGTAGTGGCTCCTCCACAGGGAGTAACTGATATAACTGCTGGTGCTGGCATAAGTGTTTCTGGTTCAACTGGATCTGTTACCGTATCAAACACTGGTGTTCGTGAAATTGTTGCAGGCACAAACATATCCGTTTCCGCTTCTTCGGGATCAGTCACGATAAACTCAACGGCAGCAGGAGGAAGTGGTGGTAGTAGATTCTTCTACCAAGAAAATTCCCCTGTTTCGGGAATCACCGCAGGCGACCGGTGGATGGACTCTGAAAACGGTCAAGAGTACATCTATATTGATGACGGAAACAGCCAGCAATGGGTTCAGCCCAGCATTCCTAGCACTATCAGCGCAACAATTAACACTGTTGTCGGGGTGGAGCAGTCGGCGTACTTTGCCACCCAACTAGACTACTACATTGGGGTGAACTACGCAGGCAAGGTCACTATTACCCTGCCAGACTCGCCTGAAGAGGGTCGTGAAATAATAATAAAAGACGAGTCTGGCAATGCTGGCAAAGGACTAAACCGTGCCATCACAATCGTAGGCTCTGACGGGCAAACCATAGATAATAAGCCATCGGTGGTTCTAAACCTAGACAATGCAGCCCTGCACCTGATCTACAGAAACGGTTGGAGAATCGTATGAGTTATCTTTTCAACAACAAGGTTGGCTTTGAAGACGGTGCTATTGATGCATTCAACCGCCTGAAGGTAGCCACTCCGTTTACCCTGTTTGATTCGCAGCACCGATACAAGGACAACGGAAAGTTTGATACTGCTGTGGTGAACGGCGGAATCACATCCTATCTGTCAAATCAGAGTTCCGTAGACATGGTGATCGGCACCACGGCAGGAGCGTCCGTGATTCGTCAGACCAAACGAATTTTTGCGTATCAGCCAGGCAAGTCCCTGTTGGTGCTGAACACCTTCGCCATGAACAGCGGAAAAGCCAATCTCACACAGCGCGTGGGCTTCTACAACCAAAACAACGGAATATATTTTGAGCAGGCAGGGCTGATGGGAGTAAGTCTTGCGTTCGTGCTGCGCTCAAGCGTCACTGGTTCTTCCGCAGAGCGGCGCGTGTATCAGGGTGAGTGGAACGGAGACAAACTAGACGGCAGCGGGGCTTCAGGAATAACCCTTGACCCAACAAAGGGCAACATTTTCTGGATGGATGTGGAGTGGCTTGGTGTGGGTGATGTTCGTTGCGGATTCTTCCATGACGGCAAGCCAATAGTTGCACACACATTCCACAATGAAAACCTGTACAGCACCCCGTACATGACCACAGCGTGTCTTCCCATACGGGCAGAGATATTCAACGGCAACACCGCTGGCAGTGGCAGCACTCTGAAGACCATATGCTCGTCCGTGATATCAGAGGGTGGATTTGAACCCATATCTCCCCTGTTCCATGTGGGAACCACTCTTGCTCCAGTCAATCTTGCCACCGCAGGGCAGTATTACCATGTTGCGTCCATACGGCTGAGGAGTGACCGATTGGACTCCATCGTGATTCCTGCAAACATTTCTGCTGCAATTATTCCTCAGAATGCAAATCAGCCCCGTGTGGTTCGGTGGGAACTGTTCTCCAATGCCACCCTCACCAACGCAGGGTGGACTGCACACAGCGCGAACAGCGCGGTGGAGTATGCGTATCCGTCAGGAGAAGCCATATCCGTGTCCGGCGGAACTTCCATACGGTCAGGATATTTTGATTCCAATGCGATACTGGAGTTGGGTGGATCGGATGGTGCGCGTGAGTTTTCGTACCAGTTGGGACACACCATTGGCGGCACATCCGATACCGTGACCCTTGTGGTGGCTCCGTATGCAGGCTCAACATCATTCTTGGGCGAACTAGGATGGTTTGAACTACTGTAATGCCTCTGAACTTTCCATCATCTCCGTCACCCAATCAGTTGTACTCTGCTTTTGGCAAGACATGGCGGTGGAACGGCGAGGGGTGGGAAGCCTATGGGGTGCTGCCGTCCACTGGCTCACTTGGGGTAAAGGGAACGAGCGGAGAGATTGATGTCAGCATCAGCGGAGCCACCTATATCATTGGACTGCCAAACGATGTACAGATAGCGAATTCACTGACCACTCAATATTTGAATATTGGCGGCAACACTTTCAGCGGTGGACCGAGTGGAATCACCCTTGGATCGTCTTTGGGAATAGTTGGCGATATAAATATCACAGGAAAACTGCTTGTTGATGGAATAATTGTTTCCAAGACAGGCTTCAGCGGATTCACGCTAGACAGTGATGTGGAACCGATCACGGATGTTTCCCTTGACGGAGGAGAATTCTAAAAATGGCAATCATTAGGATCAAGCGCACAACAACAAGCGAACTGCCAACTGGATTGACTTTTGGTGAGTTGGCGTTTGTTGGTGCTAGTGGTGGCTACACTGCCAATCGTTTGTATATTGCTGGTCCCGCAGGAACCTGTTTGTGGATCGGGGCACAAATTCTAAACGCTCCCGCCTTCTGGGATGGAATTACTGCCCAAACAACCGTTCCAACAGTTTCTGCCGTATTCCAAAATACTGTTGCGCGAGTAGGAACTTCTGGAGACTGGAGAAAAAATAGCGTAGCGGTTTACGGAGCAACAGGCGGAATTACTCTGTCGGGAGTTACTTGGGCTGGCAGCGTCAATCCTGTTTTGGTCACACAGCCGTCTTGGGGAATATCGGCGGGGACGGTATTGACTGGCATGACCCCAATGGAAATCTTAGAACTAATGCTTGTTCAGTATTTGCCTCCATCATTTAGCAGTTTTAGTATTGCTTTTACAACTCATACTGGAGTAAACCTATCATCTACAACAGCAATACCAATTGGATTGACTCTTGATAACGATAGTGCGGATATATCCTTTGCTACCACCAATACAACAAATATTGCCAGAAACAACAATAATGCTCGCGGAGCAACATTCTATGTCGCTTCCATGAGTACAGGAACTGCAATTCAAGGAGACAATATCAGCAGTGCTTCTGGATTGGGTTTCACTGCAAATGTGGCAAGCGGATCGTATGTTGGGTTTAATCCCACTGTAAAGTACAAGGGACTCAGCCTTGTTAGTAACGGTTCGTATCCATCCGTACAGTTCAGAATAGACGGAACGAATACACAGGGTACCATTTTCAACAGAACCTATACCTACACATTCTATCCAAGAATGTTCTATGGGTGGCATCCTGACACATCACTGACACACCCACCAGACGCATGGAAAGCCACCAACAGAGTAAGTGGAATGACAAGTGGAGTTCTTACAACTGCTTCAAACACTACTCAACCGAACATAACATTCGTGCCAGAAACTCCTGGCGGATCTCAATATCTTTACTTGTGGCTGCACAATTCGTTTACCCCCGCCTCATTCAAAGACAACTTGAGTGGATTCGGATTTGGATTTGAACCTGCCGTGGTTGCACACGGAGTCACACTTGATGATGGTGTCACAAAGCAGTCGTACAAAATGTACAGATCAACATATGCGTTGAACCTTGCACAAAACATTACTATTGGACCTTGAGTATTATCATAAACTAATAAGGTAATATATGCCATCAATTCCAGGCACAATCCAACTAACATCTCCAATTTCTCCGCAGACTACGGAGAACAATTATTATGTTACTGATCCTCAGTACGGATTGGGTGGACTTCGAACGGTTGGCACTACTGCTGAACTTGAGGCAATCTACGATCTTCGCCGTCAAAAGGGAATGATCGTATATGTTGAAGGTGCGTCTGCCTATTATGCACTGATTGGAACTACCTTCAACGCAGGATGGACAACAGGATTTACATTTGGAAGTGGTGGTGGGGGTGGCGGAGGAATAGTAGGCGATTATGTCGTATCTTTCAATGGTAACACAGGAGCAGTTTCTGGTGCATCCCTTGGTGCCAACATATTTGTTGGTCTAAACTCATTCTATGCAGGAATATCTGCTTCTGGCATTTCAGCAAACACAATAGTTACAAGTGCAGGAATCACTGTTGCTGGTGTGGCAGTATTCAACAGCGGAGTGACACTTAATGGTCGTCTTGATGTCATTGGAGATGCAGAATTTGATGGAAATGTAACTCTAGGAAATGCGTCAACCGACAACATAAACGCAACCGGAACTTTTCAGGGCATAACAGTATCTGCCAGACCGGGCATATTCAACTCGGGAATATCTGTTGCAGCGGTTGGCTCCACTTTCGGAGGAACGGTACTAGTAAGCGGAGGTGCAACCCTTTCTGGTCGTGTTGATGTTGGCGGAATACTTGATGTGGTTGGTGGAGCAACATTTGAATCTAGTCTTGATGTAACTGGACTGGCAGTTTTTGGAACTAGAGGTGGAGTAACATATCCGTTCTCTAATCTTGCAGCAGGAACCTGCCTCGGTCAAGGAATTTCGTTTGCGGTACTGAGCAATGCTGCGTTCAACGGAAATGTTCTCATTGGTCCAAGTGGAGGAGTTATTTCCGGAACTACTCTTGGAGTAGTGTATGTTCGCAGTGGAACCACCTTTGAAAGAGATGTGAATTTCTCTGCTGCGGTTCGTGCCACTACATTCACTGGAAATCTTACTGGTAATGTAACTGGTAATGCTGATACTGCTACAAATGCTACAAATGCTACGAATGCAATAAATGCTTCTAATTTTGGTGGTCTGTCCCATACCGCTTACGCAAAACTAGGTTCTGCCAATACATTTACTGATGCTCTAAACACATTTAATAATGATGTGAGCATAGGAAAGACACTTACCGTTGGTGGAAATTTCTATGTAACCGGAACCGTAACCACCGTAAACAGAACAGAACTTGCTGTTGACGACATCAAAGTAAGTCTTGGAACCACCACTGGTTCTATGACAGATGTTTTGGCGGATGGTGGTGGTATTGTCCTCAAAGGAACTACAGATAAAACCTTCACATGGGTTAACTCTACCGATGCGTGGACAAGCAATCAGCACATTGATTTGTCTAACAATCAGTGGGCTTATAAAATTGCAGGCATAACTGCACTCGAAGGCACAACTCTTGGTGCTGCCGTAGTAAGTTCTAGCCTTACCAGAGTAGGAACTATCAACACTGGTGTCTGGGAAGGAACAGTTGTTGGAATTACCTATGGTGGCACTGGAAGAAATCTTGGTGGCGGAACAAACTGGGGACTTATCTACAAGAGCAGTGATAACACTCTGCAAATTACCTCCGCTGGTACTGTAAATGATGTACTGCAAGGAAATGCTTCTGGTGCCCCAACATGGGTGAATCGTTCTACACTGACAGGATTGACTGCTGACAAAGTTCGTTTGACTGGAGAAACAGGAATAAATGTGAATGTGCCTCTAGTATATGCCAGCACAGTAATTTCAATAGGTGATAGAGTAGAAGGACTAAGACACGATACCGGACTATACTATAATCCTTTGTTTCAGACTCTTTTTGCCGAAAAAATAGAAGGCACAATAGACGGCGGAACATGGTGATATAAAAGGAGAACCCCATGAGTGAACCTAATTACAATGAAACTGTTGTTATTCCCCTTTTGCAAAACAAGTTCAAGGAACTGACCAATCAGAATCTTGTTCTTGAAGCCAATCTCATGGTAGAGCGAGAGCGAAACGCTTTCCTGTCCGCACAGATCGCTGAACTACAATCAAAAGTGGAATCGCAGTCTAAGCGAAAGAAGCGTGAAGAGCCACAGTTGGACGGACAGGTCTACTGATTGGTCACTACATACTGATACACTATGGCAACGATCAAGATCAAGAACAGCACATTAGCGACAGCGAACCCACCAACAGGTCTTGCGGCAGGTGAGTTGGCAGTCAACATTCCCCAAGGACGGATGTTTATTGGGAATGGTTCCACCACTATTGAACTTGCTGGTCTTGCAGGCAACACCTTTACCGGAAATCAGATATTTGGAGTGTGTGGAGGGGTAACATACCCTTTCTCAAACATTCCAGCAGGGACTTGTCTTGGTCAGGGGATGACATTCACTGTATTGAGTAATGCTGCGTTCAATGGAAATGTCATTATTGGTCCGAGCGGCGGTAGAATTGTTGGTGGAACCACTCAGGGCGTGATGTATGTGCGAGTAGGAACCACATTCGAAAAGAATGTTAATGTGTCTGGAATTTTAACTGCCACAAACATAATTATTGGAGGAAGTCTTGGTATTGATGGAGATGTAACATTTTCTGGTGGAGCAGGAATAAGTGGCGGATCAGGGCAATTTCCAAACGGCGTAACAACTAGTTATCTGTATGTTTCCAAAGGAACAACACTAAATGGATTTTTGCAGGTAAACGCAGGAACAACCTTTTCTGGAACAACCGACTTTGCCAATGTTGCTAGATTTAATGCTGGAGTAACATTTGGATCACCAGGTTTGTCTTCTGATATAAATGTGTGGGGTTCAGCCAATTTAGCAAGAGGTCTTTATGTTGGAGGTTATCTAGACGGGGCATCTTATGGTGTAACATTTGGAACACCAGTAATGTTTAATTATGGATTTATCCAAAGAAGACCAACAGACATCATAGAAAATGCTGGTGGTTTTATTAACTCAGGGGGTGCTACATTTGATTCCACTGTAGCGGTTAGAACTTTAACAAATGATGCCAACAAATCAGGCGGAATCGGACTAACTCTCAGCATAATAACCAACCCCTACTTTACTAGTAAGGGAAATCTATATGTTAGAACTACTGGCGACATAATACTGTCAACGGCAGCAGCATCAGGTGTTGGTGGAGATACGCCAAAATTAGAAATTTTCGGAAACGATAATGCAACAGGATTGGTTTCCGTGAACGGTGGTGATGTTTACCTTGGAAGTAAAATGGGAGCAAGCGGTATAACTGTTCCTGTTGCCATTCGGTTTGGAAATCACACAAATGCTTTTGTCACAGTTTTTAATGCCAGTACATCAGGAAGCAATAAGGGAATTACACTTCCAAATGCTTCTGGAACTGTTGCACTAGACACAACCGAAAATACATTTACTGCCCTACAGTCTTTGTTAGCAGGAATCTCTGCCAGCGGTGCCACATTCAATGGAATGATTGGTGCTTACAGGGGAATCTCTGCCAGCGGTGCCACATTCAATGGAATGATTGGTGCATATCAAGGAATATCAGCAAGTGGTGCCACATTCAATGGAATGATTGGTGCTTACAGGGGAATCTCTGCCAGCGGTGCCACATTCAATGGAATGATAAGTGCTTACAGGGGAATATCAGCGTTTGGTGCTACTTTTAGTGGATCGGTTATTGCCCCTACCAGACCTTTTGGAACAAACGACGATACGGTTGCAACCACTGCGTTTGTGTTGGCAAACAGCAGTTCTACGAATGTGGTGAAGTCTGTCAATGGTCGGACTGGTGATATATCCATCTCTGACGGACAAGGAATATCATTTGTAAACCGAGCGGGAGATGATTGGGAAATCCTTCCAAGAATAGACTACTTGTATACAACTGGTCTTGGTGAATTGGTTGCATCGCAAGAACCTTATAGGGGAATTACATTTTCAATTTATGAAGATTTCCTTGTAGCAAGTGGTCCATCATTCATTCCATCCAACGATTATATTCTAATCAAATCCGCAGTTACCAGAAATGGAGATGTAGAATATCCCAGTCAGATGTATCTTACAACGCTAGGGCATCTTAAATTATGGATCAATGGTGCAGGAACCGTTCCAGGATTTGCAGAGGATGAAGCATTTTTTATAAATGGAATCACAGTTGGTGGAACTGCTGCCTTCCAAAAACAGGCAACTTTCAATGCACTGACACAATTCAACGCAGGAATCTCTGCTGCGGGTGGCATAACTCTAGGATCTCCAAGCCTCACAGGAACACCCACAGCACCAACAGCAGCATTGGGCACCAACACCACGCAGATCGCAACCACTGCTTTTGTTCAGTCAGAAATTGCCGCTGATGCAGTCACTTCATTCAACGGGCGCACTGGTGCAGTTCAGGGAGTATCTGCTGCGGTGGCAGGTAATGGAATCTCAGTATCAGGTGCTACTGGTGCGGTCACCATCACCAACACAGGTGTGACCCGAGCCGTTGCTGGCACTGGTATTAGTGTAAATGCCAACACAGGAACCGTGACAATCACCAACAGCGGTGTCACTAGCCTTGCGGCAGGAACTGGTGTTGCCGTAAGTGCAGGAACTGGTGCAGTGACTGTCACCAATATCGGAGTTCAGTCGTTCAACGGGCGCACTGGTGCGGTCACGGGTGCATCGCTTGGTGCGAACACCTTCACAGGTCTACAGACATCCGCTACGGGCTTTAGCGGTCCATTGACTGGAAATGCCACAAGTGCAACCAATGCTTCTCAACTGGGTGGAGTTGCTGCTGCCAGTTACGCACTGCTAGCATCTCCAACATTCACAGGAACACCTGCATCAACCACTGCTGCCGTTGGAACAAACACCACACAGATTGCCACCACCGCATTCGTTCAGAATGAGATTGTTGCCGATACGGTCACTGCTTTCAACGGGCGCACTGGTGCGGTACAAGGTGTCTCTGCTGCTGTGGCAGGCAGTGGAATTTCAGTATCGGCTGCAACTGGTTCTGTAACAATTTCGAACACTGGTGTCTTGTCTTTTAATGGTTCTACAGGTGCGGTGACGGGTGCATCTCTTGGCGCGAACACATTCACTGGTCTACAGACATCGGCTACAGGTTTCAGCGGTCCACTCACAGGAAACGCTACCACTGCTACAACAGCAACCAACTCCACCCAACTTGGGGGAGTAGCAGCAGCAAGTTACGCACTACTGGCATCTCCCACATTTACGGGAACCCCCGCATCAACCACTGCCGCCGTTGGAACCAACACAACACAAATTGCCACCACTGCATTTGTCAATGCAGAAATTGCCGCTGATGCAGTCACCGCTTTCAACGGTCGCACTGGTTCGGTGCAAGGCGTATCTGCTGCTGTCGCTGGTGACGGCATTACCGTTTCAGGTGCAACAGGTGCAGTCACCATCACCAATGCGGGTGTGACCAGAGCCGTTGCTGGAACTGGTATAAGTGTAAATGCAAATACTGGCACTGTGACAATTACTAACAGTGGTGTCACTAGTCTTGTCGCAGGAACTGGTGTTGCCGTAAGTGCAGGAACTGGTGCAGTTACTGTTACGAATATCGGTGTACAGTCATTTAATGGACTGACTGGTGCTGTTACAGGAGTTACAACAGGAACAGCAAATACGTTTGGTCCTATTCAAAGTTTTACCACAGGCATATCTGCATTGGGTGGTACATTTTCTGGACAATTAAGTGCTCAAAACTTTAGAGCACTGACTATTGGTGGAGATGAGGGTGGTCAGATTGATTTTGGTTTACCTACAACAAATACCAGTTTAACTGGTGGTGTTTCAATCGATGTATTTCAAAATAGAGTTCGTATTTTTGAAAGCGGTGGAACAAATCGTGGTGTATTTATTGATTTAACAGGTGTAAGTGCCAGTGCAGGAACAAATCTTATTGGTGGTGGGGCAGTTTCATCTGTTTCAGGATCTGGAAATGGTATTTTGGTGTCACCGACTACAGGTGCTGTGGTAATACAAAATACTGGTGTACATTCATTCAATGGAGCCACTGGTGCAGTCACGGGTGCATCTCTTGGCGCGAACACATTCACTGGTCTACAGACATCGGCTACAGGTTTCAGCGGTCCACTCACAGGAAATGCAACCACAGCAACGACTGCCACAAATTCCACCCAATTGGGTGGAACAGCCGCCGCTTCTTGGGCACTCCTTGCATCACCAACCTTTACGGGAACTCCTGCATCAACCACCGCTGCTGTTGGAACCAACACCACACAGATTGCGACTACTGCTTTTGTAAATAATGAAATAATTGCTGATGCGGTCACTTCATTCAACGGGCGCACTGGTGCAGTTCAGGGAGTATCTGCTGCGGTGGCAGGTAATGGAATCACCGTATCAGGTGCCACGGGTTCTGTAACAATTACCAATGCGGGTGTCACCCGAGCCGTTGCTGGCACTGGCATCAGCGTAAATGCAAATACTGGTACGGTTACAATCACGAATAGTGGTGTCCTGTCGTTCAACGGAAACGCTGGTGCGGTCACAGGCGCGTCGCTCGGTGCCAACACCTTCACAGGTCTACAGACATCGGCTACGGGTTTCAGCGGTCCACTCACTGGAAACGCAACCACTGCCACAACAGCAACCAATTCCACTCAATTGGGTGGAACAGCCGCCGCTTCTTGGGCACAACTAGCAGCAGCAAATACATTCACAGCACTGAATACATTTAACTCTGGAATAAAGAGTAATGTCTATGAGCCTCTTACGGGTGGAGCAGGAGTAACGATTGGATCATTGAGCGGCGGTGGAAGCGGAACCGTCCATGTTCTGTCCAGTGAGATGCGAATCGGCGGAACAGGAACCCTGCAAGGGGTCACACTGGCAACTCTGAGTGGCGTGACTATGACTGTTCTTCCGCGACATAATTTGATTGTATCTGCGATAGGAACTATAACCATTCAACCTCAAGTGAGTTCTGTTGGTGTTGGTAGTATGCCGAGCGTATTGATTCAAAATACTGACAATGGAAGTGGACAGATTCGTATATCTGGCGGAAACCTGTATCTTGGAACACGATATAATGGAGTTGCGGATATATCATCCGACATAATTTTTGGAAATCCAAACAACGCTTTCACCACTACACTCACCGCGCCAAATACTGCAACGAGCAACAAGACCATCACCCTTCCAAATGCCACGGGAACAGTTGCGGTTGATGCAGCAGCAAACACATTCACCGCACTGAACACATTCAACAGTGGAATCACTACTTCTGTAATCTATGCATCTACTGGTTCTACATTTGGCGGAACCTTGCAGGTAAACGGTGGAGCAACCCTCGCAGGAAGAATTGATGTTGGTGGGATTCTTGATGTTGTCGGTGGAACAACTCTTGAGTCAACACTCGATGTTGTCGGAGTTGCACGATTCGCCGCAGGAGTCACAGTTTCTGGTACTCTTGACGGAACCACTGCGGCTTTTAGTCGTTTGGTAACCTTCAGACAGGGAATCTCTGCCGCTGGTGGAATCACTCTGGCATCTCCTAATCTAACAGGAACACCAACTACAGTAACTCCTCCAATTCAATTTGATAATTCAACACAAATTGCAAACACAACATGGGTTACTAACTTCTTCGCAGGTGCTGTAAATAACAATGTCAATTTTGGTGCTGATATTGCAGTAAACGGTGGTGATATTACAACTACCGCTGCCACTGCCACATTATTTAATGCTAATGCCACTACCCTGAGCATTGGCGGAGCAGCAACCACCACGAATCTAGCAACCGCCGCATCAGGACTGACCCTGAACATTGGAACCGGAGCAAACGGTTCCGGCATCAAGAACATCTACATTGGAACTGGTCCTGTTGGCGGAGGATCGGCACGGACAACCATAGGATACAACGGCGGTCTTATTGTCAGCCACGGAAGTGGAATAACCCTGAGTGATAGCGGTGGTGGCTATTTCGTAAACATCCGCTCTGCCACCACGAACATTACAGGAACACTGAACGCCAGCGGTTCTCTGAACTCCACAGGACTGTTCACCACAAGCGGTGGGTTGTCCGCTGCTGGTGGAATCACATTCAATACAGGAATGGTTGTAACAGGAACCGTGAACGCCAGCGGTCTGCTGAATTCCACTGGCGGAATCTCTGCAAGCGGTGGAGTCACATTCAACACCCCAATCGTGTCTACCCGAATGGCACGAACATCTTCGGGTGTGTTTGACACCAGAACTGGAAGTTTCAGCCCCACCGAAGCAGACAACGGCAAGATTTTTGTCATCGACATCAGCGGAAAAACCTCTATCACAGTAACATTGGAAGGGCTTTCCACTGGTTGGAGAGCAAAGTTCCTGTGCCTTGGCGGAGCAACCAGTTTCAGCAGCACCACAGGAAATGTTTTTGGATCATTCGGAGCAAACGGAAGCGGGTTCCTATCATCAACAGAGTGTGTGGAAGTCCACTGCTACGCAAGCAACACATACCATGCATCATAATCCGAATTCTTATCTGCTGTCTACCATATACAGATGGGCAAGATTCAATGGCTACGGTCGGGACTGTGCCTATCGGCGTTTTTTGTTTCTCCGAGGGCTTTCTTTCGGATCAGTGCTTGATGTGGGGTCTGGTCCGTGTCTGCTGCGGGGATGGTTGCAGGAAAACGGGATAACTGCGGACTACGAAGCGGTTGACATCCGTGCAGACGCACTTGCGCTCTGTGATTGCCCCACATATCACTCTATACCGCAGCAAAAGGCGTATGATCTTGTGTGTCTGTTCGGAACCGTGACCTACAACATAGACCACGATGAAGCACGGAACAAAGAAGTGCTGCGCGACCTACTGCGGCAGTCAATTGGGGTGTGTCGAAAGTGGTTGGTGTTCACTGTGTTCAGGGAAAGCATTCGGAAAAAAAACGAACACAACATCCCACAGGACTTTTTTGTGTATTTCAGCCGCGAAGAGATCGGGGAAATGCTTGAGGGATTGGGCATATATCGGTTCGGTATAGTGGAAGACGACCGCCTTGACGATCAGGAATACTTTGTGGCGTGCCAACCGTAAGGGTATAAATACATTTACGGTGCGGTAGCGTCACAATATTTGAATATAGGAAGCACTCATGCCAACAACAATCGTCATACGCCGTGGATCAGCGGCTCCAACAGCGGCATCAGGACTCACGCTTGGTGAGCCAGCGTTCAACTCCACAGACCAGACACTTCACATTGGTCGCGGAACGGGTGTAACCGCAGCATGGGTGGGGGCACGAATCAATGGTCTGTCTTCAGATATTGCCGCAGGACTCACGCTACAGATTCCTACACTGGCGGCGGTAAAGAATTATGTTACGGATTATGTTGCTAGCAACACTTCTGGCGTGGCTAGCCTGAACTCACTCACAGGCACTCTGAACATTCTCGGTGGTTCAAATATTGGAATCTCTGCTGCATCAGGCAGCATCACAGTGACGAACAATGGTGTTCGCACATTGGGTGTGAGTGGCGATTGGAAAAAAGCCGTCGTAACCATTTTTGGTGGATCAACTGGTGCTCTGCTTGTTTCGGGTGCAACATGGGGATCAGCAACCGTGACTAATGCTGGAAATGTGGGTGGAATTGCCAACGGAACGAACCTTGCAGGCAAGACTGTGTTTGAAATTATCGAAAGCCTCCTGTTCTCGTATCAGACCGTATCGTTTGCGTCTGCCGCCATAACAGCAGGAACATTCACTACGGGCAACCTTGAATTGGGACAGACCGCCGCTGCTTCAGGCAACTATACATTCTCTTGGACGGTAAACAACTCTTCGAATGTGGACTCCACAGGCATGACGGTGATCTACACGGGTGGAGGCGGAATCGGATCAGGTAGCGTGATCGGTGCAACAGCGTATTCTCCCACCACAGGACGAGTAGGCAATCTCGGCATCAATGCCCGTGGACTGACCATCGGCAGTTCGTTCTCCATGACCGCACAGGCAAGCCAAGCAACCGCATATGCAGCAGCAGGATCTCCAGGAACCACCAGCGGCGCAACTGCTTCTAGTTCGCTCGGAACCGCTACATGGTATTCAAAAATCTACTACGGATACACCACAGGCACATCCATCACCGGTCGGTCGCAACTAGTCACCACGGGAATGGGCAGCAGCGAAAGACTCATCACCAGTACCAGCACTTCTCTTTCGTTTGCTAATGGAAGCGGAACCACGCTTGCATTTACCCCCGCATCGGGAGGAGGATCGGGACTCAAGTATCTGTATGTGCTTGTGCATGACTACTACGGTGCAATAAGCAACTGGTACGACGCAAGCAACAACTTGCAGTTCGGCATGACAGGAAACGGCGGAGCAGTCATTGGAGCAACACTCTCCATTACGAATGCTCAGGGTTTTGCGTCAACATACAAGGTGTATCGTTCAGCCGAAGCCACAGACACTTCTTATATCTCAATCTACTCCGCCTGATAAAGCGAGAACCACATGGCAGACTTTCCAAGCACAAATGTAAGAATCAACAGCCAACTGAGTCCGTATACGGACGCACAGACCTTTCCGCTGTTTGACACTGCCCACGGACTGGGTGGTCTGCGAACCGTTGGCACCACGGCTGATCTAAACAACATCTTCGACCGTCGCCGCGTTCGTGGCATGATGGTGTATGTGAGTGGCGTGTCTGCATACTACGCACTCATTGGCACCACAGCGAACAGCGGATGGACAACCGAATTTCAGATGGGCACGGGAACAAACATCCTTCCTCTGAACAATACATTCACAGGTCAAAATATATTTACTCAGGGAGTTTCTTTTGATAGTGCAGTTGATTTTACTTCTGGAATGGAATTGCGTTCTTATGGACTGACAGTAATAAGCAGCGATGCATATCAAAACACCACTTTTGAAAAGAACGGACAAACAGTACTACAGACAGGTACTGGTGTAGAAATACCAAGTTCCTCTTCTGGTTTTTCTGTTGCAACTGGATCTACATTTGACGGAACTGTAGCCTTTTCCAACACAATACAGGGAACAACCGCATCTTTCTCTCGTCTGGTCACAGCCAGTGCAGGAATCTCTGCCTCTTTTGTAAGATCACAGTCTCATAGAGGACTTTGTGCAAACGCAGAAATGGTCATGTCCTCCAGTGGTGAGATTTCAATCGTATCACCGACGAATGTTCTTATTGGCGATCTTGCCCCGAACTATGGCGGTTCTGAAAACGGAATATCCATCAGTCGTGCATCAAACAGTGTTGTAATAAGCACAGGCAACGCAACAATCGGTGCTGTTGGCGCTCCTGACATATCAACAAGTGCGTCTGGTGTTAGGGCACACACCCTGTTTACTGCTAGTTCCGGAATCTCTGCTGCTGGTGGCATAACCCTTGCAGGCAATCTATCAGGAACCACAGCATCTTTCTCTCGTCTGGTCACAGCCACACAGGGAATCACAAGCAGCAGCCTGAACACCACAAGGATTCAGGCATACGGCGGTTCCACATTTGACTCGGATCTGTATGTGGGTGCCACACTCACGGTGGCAGGAAACTTCATAGTCAACGGAACCACCACAACCATAAACTCAACCACTATTACGGTTGACGACAAACTCATAGAGTTGGCTCACACTCCAGGCGGTTCAGCAGGAAACAATGCTGCCGCAGACGGCGGAGGTATACAGTTAAACTCTAGTCAAGGAAACAAGACCTTTACATGGGTCAATGCCACTGGAGCATGGACTAGCAGCGAAGACTTTAACCTGTTGACTGGCAAAGTTTATGAAATCAACGGCACCTCTGTTCTGTCTAGCAGCACTCTTGGAAGTGGAATCACCACATCAAGCCTGCAAGCAGTAGGAACCATCAGCAGCGGTGTCTGGCAGGGAACAGTTGTTGGTGCAACCTACGGAGGAACAGGGCGCTCCACCTATACCATAGGAGATGTTCTGTATGCAAACGGAACCAGTTCACTAACGGTTCTAGGTGCCTCTACAGCGGGAAGATTGTTGTCTTCCAACGGTGCTGGTGCTGCGCCTGAATATAAGCAACTTATAATTCGTGATGCAGATGCTACAACTGTTGCAACAGAGTCTTCTGGAACAGGAACCCTTGTTATGACAATACAAAACGCAAGCACCACGGTGAAGGGGCTTGCACGGTTTGATCCTCTCAATTTTACCGTGAGCGGATTGAGTGCTTCCGTCACGGCAATAGACGGCGGCAGTTACTGATACCAATCCCTAATGTGAAAGGAAATACATCATGGACAAGAATCCAAACGAAACCATACTCGTTCCCATGCTCAACCGGCGGGTCGCTGACCTGACTGTAACGAACATTCTGCTTGAAGCCCGTTTGACATGGGAAGAGAGTGAAAAAAAGCGGATTGCAGATGAACTGCTCCAAGAACAGGAGAAGCACAGTGCTCTTCAGCAGGGACAGGCAGATCACCAAGCAGCGATTGCAGCGGCAGAAGAACGAGGTCGGCAGTCCGCACTCGTTGCGTGGGAAACGGAAAAGTCTGCACTGCTGTGCTCTTTTGAAGACCAGAAGCGCGACCTGAACGCTTCTATTGCAAACGCGGTGGCTGATGTGAAGCGTGCGTCAAGTATGGATATCGGTTTTGCGAATGCACAACGGGACGAGATTGGGCGTGAGTGCGAGGCGCTGAGGGTCAGAATTGCAGAACTGGAGTCCCGTGCAGAACACCTGTCCGCAGCAAAGGCAGAACGCGACCTGCTTGCCACCGAAAACGCAGAATTGCAGTCGCGTGTGGCAAAATTGCAGGCGGAAGTAGACTCTCTGACGCAACCAGCACAGGTGATTGCCCCAAAGAAGCGTGGCAAGAAGGTGGCTGTAATGGGTGGAGACACCTACTAAATAAGGGCAGGAGACACACGCCTTGCCCACGCAGATTCAAATAAAGCGCGGCTCTACCACGCCATCGGGACTGACAACCGGTGAATTTGCCGTCAATACATCCACAAGCCAAGTGTGGATAGGCACTGGTAGCGGCAGTGTATGGGTGGGTGGAGAGGTCACCGGTGGAACAGACATGGGTGGTGGCTTGGTCGCCTCGCAGAACAGAGTTCCCACACAAAGTGGTGTATACAATTATGTGCGTGGAAACTTTGTGGCATCTTTCAATGGGCGCACTGGTTCAGTTCAAGGTGTATCTTCTGCCGCTGCTGGTGATGGAATTTCTGTATCAGGTGCAACTGGTTCAGTCACTTTTACAAACACAGGAGTGACCCGAGCAGCGGCAGGAACAGGCATTTCTGTGTCGGCAAATACGGGAACAGTCACAATCACCAATACTGGTGTGCTGTCATTTAATGGAAATGTTGGTGCAGTCACTGGTGCATCCCTCGGTGCCAACACCTTCACTGGTCTACAAACCCTCACCGCAGGACTGTCTGCAAGCGGCGGCATCACATTCGGTTCCAATGTGACCATCAACGGAAACCTGAACGCAACAACAAAGTCATTCGTGATTCCACACCCCACCCGCAAGAATGCCACTCTGCACTACGGATCATTGGAAGGACCAGAACACGGCGTGTATGTGCGCGGAAGGCTAACGGGAGAGAGTACCATCACCCTTCCAAAGTATTGGAGCAAACTGGTGGACGAGGAGTCCATCACCGTGACCCTTACACCCATTGGTTCCGCAACTCCACACTTCGTGAAGTCCGTGAGCAGCAAAGCCGTGAAGATCGGCAGCAGCGGAGAGATTGACTGCTTCTACATGATTAATGCCGAGCGCAAGGATGTTCCCAAACTGCAAGTGGAGTATTGAACATGGCAGTTGTGTACAATCCACGCATAGTGACGGACGGGTTGGTGCTGTGCTTGGACGCAGCGAATCTCAAGAGTTATCCTGGCAGCGGTGTGACATGGGGAGACATGAGTGGATGGGGAAACAACGGAACTCTTACCAACGGACCAACTTACAACAGTGCAAATGGAGGCTCCATAGTTTTTGATGGGTCAAACGATATTGTAAACACAAACTATGTTTCTTCTTCTGTGTTTACATGGTCTGCTTGGTTTAAAACAGATGTAGTTTCATCAGGATATAGAAATATAATAAGCATCCCTTCTCCAAATTATATGTTGATGCTACTTGATATATCAACACCAAACTTAGGATTTTGGACACCCGATGGATTGGGTGGTGTAAATTTAAGCACACCAACAATAGCCATAAATACTTGGTATAATGCAGTATTTGTGCGAGAGGGAAATAGCATAACTGGTGGCTATAAGGCTTATGTGAATGCTGTTCTGTATGGAAACGCAAACACTGGAACTTGGAGCAGCAGTTCCACTTTGTCTTTGGGTGGTAGAGTGGGTGAAACACAATTTTTAGATGGAAATATAGCACAGGCATCAATATACAACCGAGTTCTTTCAGCCGCAGAAATCCTCCAAAACTTCAATGCCCTGCGCGGAAGATTCGGCATCTAATGGCACTCTCCCACTCACCACGCATCGTAACGGATGGGTTGGTGCTGTGCTTTGACGCAGCCAATCCAAAGAGTTATCCTGGCAGTGGAATCACATGGGGAGACATGAGTGGATTGGACAACAATACAATCCTATTCAATGGTCCCACATACAACACATCAAACAGCGGAAGCATAGTCTTTGACGGATCTAATGACTACGGAATCACAACTTCATCAGTCGGAAACCCATCAGTTTTTCCCGACTTGACACACATAGTGTGGTTTTATCCCACATCTGCTGGACAAATAATAGTGGAGTTGGGGCAAAATTCCATCAACACCGCTTGGCACGATTCCAACATTGAGATAGATTCGGGTGGAGTAATACGATTTTCCACATGGCATGGATCATTGAGCAACCGAGTAACATCATCAGCACAAAGTTTCAACAGATGGTATCAGTTGGCAATGACCTATCGTGCTTCTACACAAAAGTGTGAAGCCTATATTAATGGGGTGAGCATAGGAACAACCACATTTGTTCGCCAATATTCTTTTACCGGTGCTGTTTTTTATGCATTCTGTGCAAACGACTCTACCAACATGAGTTCTAGTGCATACGCTGGTGGAGGAATGAGTCTGTATATGTTTTACAGGAGAGAATTAGCAGCCACCGAAATACTAGACAACTTTAACTGTTTCAGAGGAAGGTTCGGTCTGTAATGGCAGTCCACGCAGGACCAGACATCGTGACGGACGGGTTGGTGCTGCACTTGGATGCTGCGAATCTGTCTTGCTATCCACGAAGTGGACTGACTGCAAGCGACATATCGTATACAGGAAACAATGGATCATTGGTGAATGGGGCAACATTCAGCACGGAGAACGGTGGACTGTTTGTCTTTGATGGGACCAACGACACCATCAACTGCGGAGCAGCAACACAAATTGGCTCTTCTTTGACAGCACTATCTGTTGAAATGGTATTGCGATCCCGCAGTGCCACAACAAAAATCATGGCTGAAAACGGATCATCTTTCAATACGGATACATTTTACTTGGCACAAGAAAACGCTTCAAATTTTTCGTTTTCAACCTACGGTCCTAGTGGTCAAGACATGGTGTTTGCAAATTTCACATATGCATTGAATACTTGGTATCATTTGGTGGGTGTTTGGAGGTCTGGTGTAAGGAACAAACTCTATTCCAATTCAGTAAATGTCACTTCTCCTAACACCGGAGGAATCATAAATTCGGTGCAAAACGGCAACACCAACCTGTTCATAGGGTCAAGAAACAACGGAACATTTGCATTCAACGGCGACATCGCTCTTGTGAGAATATACAACATCGAATTGTCTGCAAGTCAAGTCCTCCAAAACTACAACGCTCTACGGGGTCGGTTCGGACTCTAATAAATACTAGCACATGGCTGACTCTGACAAAAACATCATCATTACCCCCAATCGTGGCGCAACATCGCAGCCACAGATATCCTTTACGGGACAGGGCAATGATCCCATTACCATCCGTGTTCTAGACGGCATCACTGGCACAGGTGCCACCGCAGGGGGCGCACTGTCTGTTGAAGGCTCCGCAGGGCAGTTGTTCTCCATCGTGAACCGCTTGGGCACGGGCAGCATTTTCTCCGTGAACGACATTTCGGGAATCCCAAGCATTGATGTGGACGCAAACGGCACCATTGTGTTTGCAGGCTTCACTGGAAATGTGGGCATTGGTGTGACTGCTCCCGCACAGCGGTTGAGCGTGGCAGGAAACATCTCTGCCACTGGTCTGGTCACGGGTTCGCGCTTGGTGTATGCCCTGAACGGATTGACTGGCGGAGTCACACTCAACGCAGGCTCAAATATCACAATTACTTCCTCTGTCGCAGGAGGAATCACCGTTGCGTCCAGCGGCACTGGCTCGGGTGTATCTACCCTGAACGGATTGAGCGGAGCAGTGGGCATCACCGCAGGAGCAAATGTGACGATTACCGTGAGTGGTCAAACCCTTACCATTGCTTCCACTGGCGGCGGCAGCACCGATGTGGTGACCTCATTCAACGGCAGAACAGGTGCGGTGCAGGGAGTTTCGGCAGCGGTTGCTGGTGACGGAATCACGGTATCAGGTGCCACTGGTTCGGTAACCATCACCAATGCAGGTGTCACCCGAGCAGTTGCTGGTACTGGTATAAGTGTGAATGCAAATACGGGCACAGTCACCATCACAAACATCGGTGTTCAGTCTTTCAACGGACTTACTGGTGCGGTCGCGGGTGTATGTGCTGCGGTAACAAACACATTCACTGCCACCCAAGCATTTGCGGGTGGAATCTGCATGAGTGTTGCAGGACTGATTTCATCGCAAACTCTCACGGTGAACTCCGCAAGTGCAGGAATAACCAATGCAGGATTCATGTATGTGGGTGGTGGTGCCACTTTCAACTCATCGGTGTCGGTTAGCAGCATTGTGAGTCCTGGTGCCACACTCACCGTGCAATCAGGAACAGCAAGCACTGCTAGAACTCTGAGGCTGACTCCATACGGTGAAGTAATCATTGATCCACAAATCGTTGGATTTGGTGTGGGAGGATCGGTTCCAAAGGTAGTGATCCAAAACACCGATGATGGGATTGGTCAAATTCAGATATCCGGCGGAAACCTATATCTCGGGAGCCGCGCCGATTCAGAGGATGAGTTTCCAACAGACATAATTTTTGCCAATCCATTCACTGCTTTCACTACGACTCTCACTGCTCCAGATACTGCAAGCAGCAACAAGACAATTACCCTCCCCAACAGGACCGGAACGGTGGCACTCACCAATGGAGTGGTTACGGTTCTGAATGGTATTTCCGGTGGAATCACCCTTAATGCAGGCTCCAATGTGACCATTACCTCTTCTGTTGGGGGCGGCATAACCATTGCAGCATCAGGGGGAGGGGGATCAAACGGAGTCACTACTTTCAACGGATTAACAGGCGATGTAACAGGCACAAGCGTGGCGAGGCACTGGTTTATATGAGTGGACGCATCAACAGTCTTAACAATGGATATGTCGGGAGTTCAGCAGAAATACCAACCTGTTCTGTTGCTCTCGGGATTGTTACTCCCCGCAAACAATATATTAACGCACTTGAAATAGACCAGTGGAACAGACCCGATTACTGGATTCCTCTTCCTGCCGTTAGCCGTAGCGAACAGAAAATCGTTGGATTATTCGGGGTGTTCAAAGGTGCAAGTGGTGCAACCGGTGCGTCTGCGGACTCCAACTGGGTTGCTTTTACTTGCAGTGGAGCGTATGTGGTGGATTGGGGAATCACCACTCCTGCTCGTCCAAACGGGTTCACGCAAGCGTTTGCGGACAACACGCGGGCACAGTTCCAATACAACTACAGAGATTTGCCTGATTCAACCACGACACCACTTGGATATCGGCAGGCAATCATAACCATCACGCCGCAAGCAGGGCAGAATCTTACCACTGCACTGTTCAACCAGATGCCAACTGGTCTGTCGTTCTCTGCTGTTCAGTTTCCTGAGTGGCTTGAATTCAAGTTGTCCGTGCCAAACATGACCGCGCTTGCATTTGCTAGCCTGAACCACTTGAAACAAGTGGAGTTTATTGGACCCACAAACATATCATATGCATTTGCAGCAGGAACAGCACCATTTTCTAGTTGTTTGGGCTTGGAGCGGATCATAGGCACAGAGTGGACTACAAATCTCACAGATGGGATTCGTATGTTCAGTAACTGTAATTCGCTGAGAACTCTGCCTCTGCTTGACACGCGAAAAATGACCGCTCAATACGCGATGTTCAATGAGTGCTACTCTCTGCACACATTTCCATGCATAGACACATCCAAACTGACATCGTTTTCGTATTTTATGCTAAATGCATACGCACTTGTGGAACTGCCATTTCTAAACACATCTAGTGCCACAGCAATGAACGCTTTCTTGGCAGGCTCTCGTTCGCTTGAAAGCATTCCTCCACTTGATTGCTCCAAAGTCACCAACTTCGGGGTGGAATACGGAATGTTTCAAAGTAGCGGTATAAAGAAACTGCCGTTCATAAACACATCTTCTGGCACGAATTTTTCTAATATGTTCAACGGTTGCAATAGATTGAAACAAATTCCTCTGTTGAACACCAGCAAGGGTCAGAATTTCAACGCTTTTATTGCAAACAGCGGAATTATCACTCTCCCTCCCATAGACACTTCCAAGGGGCGTTCGTTCTATCAATTTGCTTTTCAAAACGGTGTTTTGAAGAACCTGCCTGGATTGTGCTTTGCTGGCGTAACTGGACATCCTGGAGACATATTAGCAAACAGTGCGGGTGCCTTCACCTATTTCTTTGCAAACTGCAATTCTCTTGTTCAGATACCAGATTGGGATTTCTCTCACATTGCACACGGTCCAACCAGCGCAAGTGGTCTAGGAGCCACGGGACCGTTCAGCATGATGTTTGGAGATTTTTCTTCCTATTTTTCTTCCGCAGTGCGAGTAATGGGAATAAAAGGGATACAGCGAAGCATAAACTTGACCAGTCAAACACTTTCGCCCACGCAACTAAACAACATATTCACGAATCTTCGCGGTGTCACTGTATACGGAGGGTCAACGATAAATATAACCAATGTGTGGGGAGCCACCACCAGTTCTGCTTTTGGTCCCACCGCAGACCGCACCATTGCCACGAACAAAGGGTGGACAGTCATAGGATAATCCATGAGAAGACGACTGAACAGGCGAAACGGCGGATATGTGGGAGACTGGCGACTGCAAGATCAGGCAGGCACCATTACTCCACTTACCCCCGTGACGCAGCACAACAAGAGCGCAGATTGGTATCGTCCCCAATCGTGGTTGCCCATGCCTGGTATGACCGCAAACAGCACGCAAATGGTTGCAGGACTTCTTGCAATCTTCAAAGGCGCAAGCGGTGCAACAGGTGCGTCTGCGGATTCCAACTTCGTGGCATTCCTTGCCAGAGGCGCGTATGTCGTGGATTGGGGAGTAACCACCGCAGCGCGACCAAACGGCATGACAAGCGCACACGCAGACAACACCGTGGCACAATTCCAATACAACTGGAACGATGTGCCTGCAAGCACCGAAACGCCGTTTGGATACAGACAGGTGATGATAAAGATCACTCCACAAACAGGAGCGACCCTAACGACAATAAACATGAATCAGCGGTTTGCGTCTTCTCCCATAACTATTCACACACGATCAAACAACCCGTGGCTGTCCATCAAGGCAAGCGTTCCCAATTGCACGAGTTTTGGGCTTGGTTCTTCCAGTCCTGCTGCAAGAAACGATCTGCTAGAAGAACTAGAATTTGTCGGACGCACTTCCATAAGCGGATTTGCAGATATATTGCAGCAGTGTACTGGCATGGAGTGCTTGAAGGGCACAGAGTGGTCTGCTGTTGCAAGTTCTTGCAATTCCGCGTTTGCAGGTGCCGCAAGCATGAGGAGGTATCCCCTCTTTGATACACGCCGATTAACTTCAAATGTTCACGGAATTTTTGGCACAAACTTTAATTTGGAAATGGTTCCTCCCTTGACATGGGAAGGACTAAATGATTCTTCAATAATAAGCACTAACTCAATATTCAGCAGCACATCCATACTTGTGGCACCACGGTTTTCCATGCGCCGAGTGCAGATACCAACCACTTCCATCACCAATGGCGCAAATTCCATGTTCAACAGTTGTTTTCGCTTGAAGCGCGTGGATGAAATTGACCTTTCCCGTGTTCGCCTTGCACAAAATATGTTCCTTTCTTGCAGTTCATTGGTGAAACTGCCGCCTACCCTTTCCACTCCCAATCTTGTTAATGCGGGTCTCATGTTCAATGGCTGCAATTCACTGCGAAACTATCCCACGGGAATGTCGTTTGCAAATGTGAATGAATGCAACGAAATGTTCCGAGACAACTGGCGGTGTGAATTCTTCCCAACCGAAACGGTTGGAACTGGAGTTACTTCAGGAATCACGGCAAACGATTTTGCACGAAATGCATACACGGGAATGGTGGCACCTCGTCTGAACTGGTCAAAGGTAACCACTGTGGTCCGTGCCTACAGCGGATCAGGATTCCCCGAAATTGTTGGTGGTGCGATGACCGCAGGATGGGCACCATCAAACGGAAGAGCAGGCGCGTGCATGGGATGGGGAGCAAACGCTGGTTTCCTTGACTCAACCCGTTCTTTGAAGATTCTTCCAAAGTTGGAGGGCTTGTTGCAGAACACAGACATAAGAAACGCGATGGCTTCTCCAACAGAACTAGACGGTTTCTTCACCGCACTTGGAAGCACAGCAGGAAGGCTCAATGTAACAGGAAACTGGGGAGTAACCGCAGGCGGACGCACACCAGGTGGAGCATCGTTCGGAATAGCAACAGCGAAGGGATGGACTTTCAGCAATGTTTGAACAAGAAAACACATCTGGATTTTATCTATTTGATGGTGGGCTTGTATACGCACCTACATTTGTCCACTCGCCGGACTTCTACATAGATAGAGGCGGAAAAGACACATACACATACCCCGTTGGGGGATGGTATTGGTTCGACTCAAAAGAAGAAGCGCGGGCTTTTTTTGGATTACCATTGGAAGACCCACCTCCACCTTCGCCACTTGACATTTACAACAACATGAACTACCCTTATGATCCCAACGGAGGATTTTGAAAATGCCTGAGACATACAAGAGTTTTGGAACCGTGCTTGGAACAACCGCAGCAACAATCATATACAATGGGCTTTGCTCTGGCACAGCAATCGTAAACAGCGTTAATCTGAGCAATGTGAATAGCGGAGGCGGTGTGCTAGTTACGCTTGAGGCTGTCAAGGGCGCAACTGGATTTTCTCTCATCACAAACGCATCAGTTCCTACATCAACCACGCTGCAAGCACTTGATGCACCTATCGTGCTAGAGGCAAACAATTTTCTAAGAGCCACAGCAGGATTTACTGGCTATATCCATGCCTTTGTTTCTGTTTTAGAAATTACCTGACAGTAAAATACTCGCAGCGAATACTTTAGAGAGGCGCAAGCCTCTCTTTTCGCTATACTGTGACTACATAATCTACCCAACAAAACAGGAGTAACCCAATGAAGCGACTTCCCACACTCTACCAAGAGTTCATCCATCTGTCTCGTTACTCTCGCTGGCTTGAATCTGAAAAGCGCCGCGAGTCTTGGGAGGAAACGGTGGAGAGATACTTCCGCTTCTTTGACGAGCATTTCACCGAGAGTGGAGTGAAGATAAATAAAGCAGTCCGCGAAGAATTGCGTGAAGCAGTGCTGAATCTTGAGGTCATGCCGTCCATGCGGTCGCTGATGACCGCAGGTGAAGCCCTGAAGCGGGACAACACCGCCGGTTACAACTGCTCATACATTGCTGTAAACAAGGTTCGCGCATTTGATGAGATACTGTATGTTCTCATGTGCGGAACCGGAGTAGGCTTCAGCGTGGAGCGCCAGTATGTGGAAAAACTTCCTACAATTGCTGAAGAGTTCACTAACAGCGATACGGTCATCGTGGTCAAGGACTCCAAGGAAGGTTGGGCAAAAGCCTTCCGTGAACTTGTATCCCTACTTATTGGAGGTCAAATCCCCCGATGGGATTTGTCTCACATTCGTCCTGCTGGTGCGCGCCTCAAGACTTTCGGTGGACGCGCAAGTGGACCGCAGCCGCTTGAAGACCTGTTCCGATTTACCGTCAACACTTTTAAAAAGAGTGCTGGCAGAAAACTCACTTCCATTGAGTGCCACGATATTGTCTGTAAGATTGCAGAGATTGTCGTGGTCGGCGGAGTTCGTCGGTCGGCTCTTATCTCGCTATCAAATCTCACCGACGAGCGAATGCGCGATGCTAAGGTGGGACAGTGGTGGTTGGAGAATCCCCAACGGGCACTAGCAAACAACTCTGTTGCCTACAAGGAGAATCCCGAGATCGGCACCTTCATGGAAGAGTGGGTGTCGCTCTACAAGAGCAAGAGCGGTGAGCGTGGCATCTTTAATCGCCAAGCCGCACAGAAGACGGTTGCAAAGTTGGGTGACCGCCGCGACCCTGCATACGAGTTCGGCACCAATCCCTGCTCCGAGATAATTCTCCGAGACAAGGAGTTCTGCAATCTGAGCGAAGTGATTGTCCGCGCAGAGGACACTTCAGATACGCTCCGTCGCAAGGTTCGCCTCGCGGCTATCTTGGGCACATGGCAAGCCTCGCTTACGCACTTCCCGTATCTCAGCAGCGACTGGCGCAAGAACTGCGAAGAGGAGCGTCTGCTTGGCGTGTCACTCACAGGCATTCTTGACAACGCAATGATGCGTAAGCAGGGTGGGGAACTCAATGCCCTGCTTGAATCCCTGAAGGCTCATGCCGTTGAGACAAACAAGGAATGGGCAAAGCGGATTGGTATTGCTCCCGCTGCGGCTATTACTTGTGTGAAGCCAAGCGGCACGGTGTCGCAGTTGACGGACTCCGCGTCAGGCATCCACGCTCGGCACAACGAGTATTACATCCGCACCGTCCGTGCCGACCGAAAAGACCCCATGTGTCAGTTTATGATTGACAAGGGGATTCCTGCGGAGCCTTGTGTGATGCGTCCAGACCACACAATGGTGTTCTCGTTCCCACAGAAGGCAGTGGGATCGGTGACCCGCAACGACATGACAGCCATTGAACACTTGGAGTTGTGGCTCACATATCAGCGGCACTGGTGTGAACACAAGCCGTCCATCACGGTCACGGTTCGTGAGCATGAGTGGATGGAGGTGGGTGCGTGGGTCTACTCACACTTTGACGAGATCAGCGGCATCTCGTTCCTGCCCCACTCCGACCACACCTATCAGCAGGCTCCGTATCAGGACTGCACACGGGAGGAATACGAAGCCGCAGCCTCCCGTCTTCCAAAGGAAATTGATTGGACTGAGTTGACGAAGTTTGAGAAGGAAGACACCACAAAGGGCACCCAAACCTTTGCGTGTTCGGGTGACAAGTGCGAAGTTGTTGATATAAATACTTAATACCCCGCAGGAGATAGCATCTCCCGCCCGACAACCCCCTTCTAGAGGGGGTTGTTTCTTTTCTATAAATACAAAATGGAGAGAACTCTGCATTGGATTGTTTCGTAATACTGGCAAAGGAGATCATCATGGTTCTACCACTACTTGCCGCGCTTTTCCTTACTTCGCCTCCAACAGTAGACACGGCTCCACCCATAGACACCGTGTTTGTTGGGTGGAAAGACTCCGCAAACAAAAACGAAATACTGTCGTCTATCAGTGGGGTGGAATCGGCTACCCACTATTCAAATATCCCAAACCTGACACTGCTGGACATGACGGATATCCGATCCGCCCAGAGAGCGGTGGCACAACTGTCCACCAATCCAAGCGTGGAATTTGTTGAAGAAGACCGATGGATCACGGTTGAACGGCAGTCTTTCCCCCCACCAAACGATACAGGATTTTCTCAGTGTTGGGGATTGCGGAACACTGGCTCTGCGGGTGGGGTCGCAGGATGGGACATGGGTGCGCTTGACGCATGGAGCATCACAACAGGAAACCCCAACATCAAGGTAATGGTGATAGAAACCGGAGTGGAAGAAACCCATCCTGATTTGAACACACAGACAGGACGAGACTTCACCACAGGAGCGGTGAACGGTGTGGCAGGAGGAAGCCCCACCAATTCATGCGACAATCACGGAACAGCGGTGGCAGGATGCGTGTCTGCACGGATAAACAATTCATCTGGAACCGTAGGAATTGCACCTGGTTGCACCGTTGTTTCGGCAAAGGTAGGAATTGCAAGCACTCCTTGCAACGGATCATGGAGCGGACAGACTAGTTGGACCGTCAATGCACTGAATTGGGCAGCAAGCAACGGAATACGAGTAACAAACAACAGCAACGATTACGGCAGCACATCCAATGCCATGAGCAGCGCGTATTCCGCAACCAGAAACGCAGGAATCGTTCACTTTGCGAGTGCAGGAAACGGAGGAACCGATGGAATGGGGTTTCCTGCCAGACTCAGCACCGTGAATGCCGTAGGCTCTTCTTCCCGAAATGGAACACGATCATCCTTTTCTAGTTACGGAAATGGAATTGCCTTTGTTGCTCCAGGTCAATCCATATACACAACAGACCGAACCGGAAATTCAGGATACAACAGCGGAAACTGGGTGACCATAGACGGAACATCATTCTCTTCTCCGTATGCGGCAGGTGTTGCTGCACTACTTCTTTCAGTAAATCCCAATCTAACTCCTGCCCAAGTAGAAAGTGCTATGAATACCACGGCAGATGACATGGGAACGGCAGGCTACGATATTTTTACAGGGTGGGGAATGATTGACGCAGGAAAGGCTTTGCGATCCGTTCTGCCAACACTCTGTCCTGCGGACATCAATAGGGATTCCGTTGTGAACGGAAACGACTTGGGAATACTGCTCGGTGGGTGGGGAGGATCGGATCAGGACTCCGATTTGAATAAAGATAACAGAGTTGATGGAATTGATTTAGGAATCCTATTAGCCGCATGGGGAGACTGTTAAAACAACAAACCCCCTTTCGGGGGTTTGCTTTACTCTGCTGTTTCGGCAACAGGAGGCGCAGTCAGCGCGTCCAGTTTCTTTTGCAGTGCTGCCTTTTCCTTTTCGGCAATCTGCAACTTGGCTTCAAGCAGGATGCCCTGCGTCATCAGTGTATTGATCTTGTCCTGTAGGATGGGAATCAGCACGGTTTCATTGTAATTCTCTGCCTCAATCATGGATAGTATCCTCCTTTCCTGTATTTATACCACCTAAATAAGGGTATGGTAATAGCAGGAATTGACTATTCTCTGTGTGGTCCGGCAATCTGCCTGTTTCGTGCAAACGGCACAGGCAAGTTCTCTTACAGCGGATGCTCATTCTATTTCCTCACCGACAATAAGCGGCAGTCCGAGATCCGCACCATGAATATTTTTGGTGAGCGGTTGAGCGATTGGGACAACGACCAGCACCGCTACGAAACCATTGCAGACTGGGCAATTGACATCGTGATGGGCTGCACCCATGTGGCACTGGAAGGGTATGCGTATTCCGCAAGTGGCAAGGTGTTCCACATCGCAGAGAACACAGGCATTCTTAAATACAAACTGTACCAGTTGAGCGTTCCTGTCACGGTGATCCCGCCCACCGAAGTAAAGAAATACGCCACAGGCAAGGGCAACGCAGACAAGAACGCCATGTACGATTCGTGGCTGCTGGAGACAGGGATCAATTTAAAAGGACTCTTGACACCGAAGCGCCAAGAGTCCGTGAGTCCTGTTTCAGATATTGTTGACTCGTATTACATCTGCAAAAAGATGTATGAGAGCCTGCCCGAAGATGTCAGGATTGCTGACGAGGACTAGGAGCCGCAGAAGTGGCTTCTACAGGTTTCTCTGCCTCTTCCTTGCAGTCCTCGCGCTTCCGCCCAAAGAACTCCTTCCACCCCCACGCTAGTGCCAGTAGAAGCACAGGGAGATACCACAGCATCCATCCCCAATTAGAAGAAATCTTGTCACCATTCAAAATTTGGTGACGAAGTTTCAGAATGATGGGCGAATCCGAAGTGGTATCAGGAATGATCTTTGGCGCTGTCTCGCAAGCCGTCAGAGCCAACAGTAGAAGTGGTGCAAAATATTTCTTCATGGTGTGCTCCTTATGACTTGTTGGACGCAGCGGCGCTTCCGAAATAGAAGCCTACGATGCTGACGAGTATTTGACGGGTTTCGCTTGCGTATAGGAATCCGTTCACCTCTACGAAATACTTTCGTGTGGTTTCAGGAATCAGTCCAAACAAGCCTTCTGGATTCTTGGCATCCACCTCTACGAATGTGGGTAGCCCAAAGAACGGAAGGATGAACGGTGCAAGCAGGGTTGCAAACAAGACTGCAAGCACAATGAGTTGGCGAATGCCCTTGCCCACATCAAGTGGAACACGCTCCGCTGCCTTGTCTTGGTTCTCGGTGGTCTGCTTGTTTGCAGCAATCAGGCGTTCAAAAATCTCTTTCTGATCCTGTGCCTTCTGTGCCATGTAGCGAAACAGGAATCCTGTTGCCGCTCCGCCTACCAATGAAATCAATTCCGGTGTAAACATAAATACCCCTTTCTGCTAGAGGTATTTAGGCTTTCCGCTTCTTTCTCTTCAGAATATTTGATTTCTTTACGGGTGGAAAGTCGGGGGGAAGCCCTGCAATCTTAGTGCCGTCTGCCACATTGGTGGGCGGTGTCACAGCCATAGGTGGGGGAAATTCCTCACGCATGAAAGAGGAAAAGGGTTTTAGTTTACTGTGATCCAAAGGTGGCTCCTCCAAATACCATGAAATGGACTCGCTGAGTCTTTCCAGATTGATATACGAACGATTGCAGAGTCCATCCGTTGTTTGTGGGATTCTGCTTCAGCACCTCAAAACGGAATCCGTTCACTGTTTTGTGTTGATCGGACGCTCCACGCCGCACAAGCAGCATGGAGTATTCTTGCAGATTTGCGTATGCGTTCGCGTCTTCCAATTCTTCCGTTTCATAAGACAGTATGACAGAATACTCTTTGCTGGACATTGGGCTAAGGAAAGCCACATCAAACACCGCATTTGATCCACAGGAAACACCTTTTATATTAAAAGAGTCTTCCAAGTAACAAGCAACAGGGGATGCATTTGAAGTAATCGGAGGAATCACGACCGTGCCGTATGCGGATGCCCTGCGATTGGAATTTGTGTTCATCATGGCACTGCCGTATGTTCTGCCCTGAACAGTTGATATTCCATAGCCTCTCTCACCGGGGAACAGAGAATATGTTGCCCCTGCTGGCGTTCGGAGAGTGGTATCGGAACTCAGGCAAAACACTGCGGCATTTGCACGAACAATTCCTGAACTCGGATCACCAACATTTGCTGTGTTTCCTCGCAGCACAGGTGTCGCGTAGTTTGGATATATCCACGATATCATGTCTGTGGATGAAGTAAATCCGGTTGCCGTTGCTCCGCCAGCAAGGGCAGACAATTGACAGTATGCAGCATCGTGTTTTAATTCTGGTGTGAGCAGAGTAACATAGGCACCAGCACCAAAATTTGAAGGGCTAGCAAAATTTATCCTGAAGTTGCCAGCGGATAGTCGTGAAACAGAAGACACACCAGAACTGAGTCCAGGAGTAACCGATGCGCCGTCCATTTGAAAATTCAACCACGCATCACAAGTAGGAACTGTTGTGGTGTATGATGGGTAGTTTGAATGGGAAAATGCAGTCACAGAACCACCACTCCCATCTTAACTGGAGCATTGCTCCATAGACGAATCGTTCCCACTTGGTTTGTAACTCTACTAGAATCTGGATGGGTTGATGCACCTATAGTAAATCCAGCCCTAACCCAAAAAGATGTGGTTGTTTTTGGGTATTTGGCGGAATTAAGAACATGAGCGTATAGAGGAACATTGCCGTAGTATTGCAAGAACACCTTATACTTCGTGTCCACCATAGGTGTAAGAAACGAAAACTTCAGAGCACCGCTGTATGTTACATTTCCCGGCTGAGCAGTCTGCGTTCCAACATCCAACAGCATATTGTATCCGTCAATGAAATTTGTTGCATCAAACTGTGCCTGTGTCGGATTTCCAGCAGTCTGATGATTTGAAAGCAAGCACCATGCCTTTACGGTGGCATTGTGTCCAAAAAACACAGAGGGGGTTGCAGACTGACTGAATGCGGTCATAGTTTTCGTAGAACCTCTGCCAACTTCATGTCCATCGGGATGTCCGCGATCACCGCTCCATCAATAATCATCCCTTCATGTATGTAGTTCAGATACATGAGGCTTGTCTTCAGGGGAGGGTGTATGTCCGCTTCCAATTTGTGAAACAGCATTCGTGCGGCAGGATACGCACCAAACACATTCCCCATGATTACCATGTGGTTCAGCAGCAGGATGGGGCGTATCTTTCCGCTCCGCCGATACTTCTTCAGGAGCCGCTTGATGTATTTGATTTTTGAAAGGTCTTCCGTGAATTCACTCATGCCCGTGCAATCAGGATTGGTGTAGTTTCCCATTGCATAGAGCATGAAGTTGTCGCGGGTTAGAACCTTGAAGTCCATGACGAAGAGGGGTTGTGGTTCACCAACGCATATCGTGCTTGGAAAGCGTGTGCTTGATGGCAGACTGGCGACCAATCACATTCGCAGCGCCCGACCGATCAGACTTCTGTGGTGTCTTTTGCTTGGGCTTGCGAGCCTTTGCCATTGCAGCCTCTGCCATTTTTACTGCCTTCTTGTGGAACCGCTTGCCCTTGCCGCTCTTGTCAGCCATAGCGTCGCCTGGTGCAGGAGCCTGCAATGCCATGCCAGAAGCCATGTCAATGTATTCCTTCATGGGCTTCTTCTTGGAGCGGAGCATGGCAAAATCCTGTGAGTCCAACCGCTTGTTTTTGTTCACATCAAGTCGCTTCTGACCGCCAACCAACGCTTCCTTCACCGTCTTCTTGGCTTGCTGCTGTCCGCGCTCACGCTGCTTTATTTTCTTTCGAAGTTCTGCTTCTCGCGCAGCCAACTTTTCACCACCGTCCATGTGTCTGACATTGGCTCGCGCAGCCTCTAATCCCATCTGTCCTTCAGAACTTCTGGCAAAATCCTGTGCCTTGCGTTCTTGTTCGTCACGAACACCATCAAGTTCATCTCGCATCTTGTTGCTGCTGCGAACGGACTTTTCGTAGTAGGAGCGTTTGGTCTTTGCGCTCAACTCGTCAATCTGCTCCGCTTCTTCCTTCACGCCCATAGCCCGTTTGATGCCCTTGACGGCATTGGCTTGCTGCTTGCCAGTGAGTTGCTTGCCACGGGTGTGTCCGCTCAACATGGAAGACAGTTGCGAACCGCGCTTGGCAACATATGCATCCTTCGTCTTCTTGCTCAATTCGTCAATCTGCTCGGCGGCTTCCCTCACAACCTTGTGACTGGGAACGGTGATGCTGCCGTGTTCGCCAACATCAACCACATAGCCGCCGCCGTGCTGCTGCGCCTTGCCGCTGCCGCCGTTGTCGTGGCGAACAATCTTGCCGCGCACCATCTTGCCCTTGTGGGGAACCTTCACTTTGTCTCCTGCCTTGAGCATTTCTTCGATGGGTTGGGCTTCTTCTTTCATTGCGTGCTTGCGAGCAGCGGTTTCTGTCTTGTGAACCTTTACGGTCTTGCCCTTCTTGTTCACAACCGCCGGACCCTTGGGGTGGTGAAGATGGGTGTACAGTTTTCCTGATTCGTCTACCTGCTCAACGCTCTCGGGCAGCACATCAGCCTTGGGCATGAGTTTGGCAGTCATGCGATACAGCCCGTCTTCGCCCACCTCCATCTGCACGGAAAGGGTAAACTCCATGAAGCCGTCAGGATTGTTAGCCTTGCCGTCCACGCGAATCTCGCCAGTGATGGCATCCACGCCGTCCACGCGACCGTAGCGGGTCACTGTGAGAGCCACATTGCCCACACCGCCGTCGTTCCACAGATACGGAGTCCACGGGAAGTCAAGCATGAACACATTGAGGCGAGTCTTGATCTTGATGAAAGCCTCGTTGGGGTGCTGATACGAATAGCGGTTGAGCGCGTTGAGAACGGCATTCACCTTCATTAGCATGGACTGGTCAAACTTCACAGGACCAACATCGTTGTCAATGCCACGATTGGGATAGCCTGTGAGGACTTCCTTGTATTCGCTCTCGGTGAGTTCGCTGCGGAACGACTTGAAACGCTTGTTTTCGCTCATATGCTTTGCCTTTTACTCTGAAGTAGTGTCTGAACGGTAGTCTGCATCGCTGGTTCGCTTGTTCCCGTTGCCAGCCTTCTTGCGGCGATCCGCCGCCCAATACATCTTGCCAGTTTTTTTGTCTTGCCGAGCCATTGGATTCACCGAACCTTTTGGCGGCGCAACAGGTTTGCTCATTTCAGCGGATGACTTGGCGTAGTCTGTCTTGGCTTTCTTCAATTTGGCTTGGGCAGGGGAACCTTCCCAATTTGCTTCGTCCAACTCGTCTACGAAATTAAAGAATGTCTTACCTTCGCTTACGCTCTTCCATCCGCCGCCTTGTTCGTTGTACCACTTTACTGCCCAACCGTTGGCATAGGCAGACGGATACACATCAAACTTTGCACGGGCTTTGGCTTTGGCGCGTGACCACAGTTCAGGCTTCGTGGGCTTGTTCTTTTCCATTAGTGCCTGTGCGTCTTCACACAGCCACAGGAGGTCAAGCCCTTCCTGCGTGGG